ACGTATATATCGCCAACCCGCAAAAGATTTAATTCAGTTTGCGTGGGTATGCTTAAAACTTGAGTATTAGTAAGCCTATTGTATTGGCTAAAGTTAAGTGCGGCAATCACTTTACCATTCTCGCGCTGTGTAGACATAACGCTTGGTCCGGGATTATCAAGCTGCGTAAAATACAACCGCAAAACGTTATTCAGCATTTGCTGATACAACGGGTCATATTCTTGTGGGGCAACCGGTAAATTTGGCGCTTTTGTTGTGCCTGTACTCATCGTCTACCGTCCGGTCTAAGGTCAATTCTAGGGACGCCTAACTGCCAAGCAACGCCTAACGTATTTGACTCAATCCTAAAACTCATCTGGCGACCACGCAGGCGTGTGTAAACCTGCCCATCAAATTGCTGAATGTTGTACGTACTGCGAATTGTGTAATTGTCATAACTTGGTACAGCCGGATTATTTGCCTGACCGTAAGGCGTACCAGAGTTTTGGCGAGGCTTAACAGTCATAGTGACGGATGGTCCGTTTACATTTGAACCATTAAAATTAACGTCAGGCAAAATACGCCAAACAAACCCAAAGTTATGTCCATCGCCAATGTCAAAGTCAGAAGATTGTATGTAAGAATCAATTGGCGCAGGGCTTGAAGTTGATACGTCATCTGTTCCAAACTCATGATAAAGCAGTCGTTTATTGTAATCCGCTGCTATTGGATATGATGACAAGCCAATATCTAACCACGCAGTACGACCCATTGAGCCGTAATACCACACTCGGTCAAGATAGTTATAGATGACGTATGAATCTATAACGGTTGAATTTTTAGAACAGTAAAACCACCAGACTTCATTAAAACCTTCGTTTGCACCAGCAAAGATTTGATAGGATTGATCCTTGTTAATATTGTCAAAGACATACTGCCGCAATGAGCAGGGCAACGTCTCAACGCGCCCAGAGTACATATAAAACTTTTCTTGACCCATCCAGTAAGTTACGTTGTTAACCGTAATCATTGAATTTGGCGATATAACGGAGATGTTATCCATCAGCACTTGAAAGCCCCACACGTAAGGCGCACCAAGGTATTGCATTGAATACAAGCAGGAATCAGTCCACACTAAAATCTCTTGGCGAGTTGTGTGACCAGCCATAATGTACGAGCCGTTAGTTAACGTAAATTCGCCAGATTGGTTTGTTAGCTGTGGAACCCATTGATCAGGGTTTGATTGGTCAGACCATCGTACAAGCATCGGGTTAAACGGCGTGTTCGGAGTACCGGGCGAATAAGAATTAGAGCCAAATGCAATAATAAAACGCTGAATAGCAGAAGACAAAACTTGATTAGTTTTATTGGGAACATACTGCCCTGAATAAGATACGTTGTAATTCCCTGAACTAGCCAGCGTTGTGGTTGCTGAAATAGGTACAGTGGTTGAACCTTGCACGTACGCAGAAGTAACGTAAGTATTTGCTGGAATACCGATGCCAGTTATATAACATCCATCAACCAAATTAGTTACATTAGTTAAAGTAATAGTTGTTACACCACTCGCAAAGGTCGCAGTGGTTGTGTACATCGTTGTAGTGTTAGCCATAGTCTGAAGAGACACGGCGCGAGTTGATAACCCGTTGTTACCAGCCCAATAATAAATACCGCCGCCTCTAGGGGCAATAACTAAGTCTTGACCATAGTTATCGTTTGACCATAGTGTTAACTGTGCGCCTACTGTGTTTGTGTATGAAGGTAAACCCCAGCCACCGCTACCCCAAGTACCAGAACCCCATCCAGTACCTGAAATATAAATATCAAGTCCGGTGTTAATTTGGTATGCCGCAACAACAACTGATCCACCACCAGATGTTGCACTAGTAGAGAATTTATTAGCTATGTTAATGGTGTAAGAGTCAACATCAATTACATTTAACACTTGTTGTTCTGCGTTAATGTCTCCAGTGGTAAACCCACCGAAGGCTGTAGCCCCGCTATACGTCACAAAGTCGTTTTGAAACACGCCGTTAGCAACGTCAGTTACAGTAATTGTCGAACAACCTACCGCAGAAGAAGTCCCATGAGAAACAGCCGCCGTGCCATTGTACCCACGGGTTAACCCTATAAGTGTGCTACCTGATTTAGTAGCAAAGTAAATCTGTTCCGAACCAATCTTAATTACACCGCCCGTAGTCGGGAATGTTGTGCCTGAAGTAACAATAAGTGTAGTCTGCGTGGCATCAATAGCACCGTTGAGGGTGCTGTATGCAGTAGCAAAAGGGTTCGCGCCAAGTGTGACTGTACGGCGAATGGGCGTTATATCGTAATAGCCATTACCATACTCAATGTAATACTTTAAGTTAGTACCAACACCAATGTAATTAGTACCGTTTAGCAGTACCCAATTCCACAAAGAACGAGCAGTACCTAGAAAAGTATTAGGTGATAACTGTACCCAGCCACCAAGTTTTTCAGCTTGACCAGAACGAAACCGAACTTTGTCACAGTCGTACCAACCACCCTCATTAGAGTAGTTAGTACCTTCACGGTTTACACCGGGACGAAATTGCAGTTTCTGTAATGGCATTTAGCCCACCATCTTTAAAGCACGTTGACGAACAATTGCTGCACGATTAAGCCAGCCTTGTTCATATTTTGGGTTCTTTAAACTTTTATACCATTCTTCTTTTGCAATGCTAAACAAATTAATAATTGTTTCAGGGTTGTTGTATGCGTTTACAGCCGCTAAAGTTAACGGACCGATTGCCCCGTCAGGCGTTGCACCAACAGCACTTTGCAAAGTCTTAGCACTGCGACCAACCCCAGCATTAACAGCGAGGTCAAACACAAGATAATCCACACCGTTTGGCAAATCGTTGCAATGAGCCGCATCCCAGAATTTGCGGCGGTACATGGGTTCCACCAGCGCATGGGTGAGGTTACGCATTTCTTTTTCGTTTGACTGTCTACCAACCCAAGACTCCCAAGTTGTTTGCGTTACGCCAAGATTGGTGCAACCCTTCCTACCATCAGGAAGCCAATTGCCATTATCGTCAGGGTCGTCACTAAAGCCGCCTTCTGACTCTTGCATGTAGTCAAACGATTGTTTCCAGTTATCTTTCATTTCTTTTGTGCGTAGAAAAGAGTGCGGTCACCGAACAGGTAGAACCCAACGGCGCTGGCAAAGTTATTGACCGCAGGGTTGTCTTGCCCTGACAGCATCATAAAACTCCAAGTACCAAGCACGATTGCCCCGACAGCAGGTCTCATCAAACGCACCACAGCTTCAACCCAAGGGTATGTTGTGCCACCACCACCTGCGTTATTCATCGCCTTAAACATCTCTAGGTCGGTGTTTCGCATCTGGGTGTATTCGGCAATATTGGTCGGTTTGTACACATCGGTCTGAATAAAACGCCCAATTAGGGATTTCCCTAAGTCAACGGCAAGTGGTCCAAGTGCAGCAAGTAGAGTGATTGGGTCCATTAAAATGTTCCTCCGTTGATTGATGGCAGTTGATCGTAGAAACCATTTACACCGTCGCAGTACACGCTTTTAACAATGCCATTACCAATCGTAACCACTACGCCAGTAGAAGCACCAAACGTAATTGCAAAACCGCCGGTGGTGTTATTAACAACAACGTATTCTTTAGGTACAAGTGGAGCGACTACTGCACGAACAGCTAAGTTTGGTCCTGTTACAAGAATGACCGCATTTCGCGCTTCGTCCGTTACACCGTTTAAATTACTGAGCGTGTAGGTCGAGTCACTCATGGCAATTGTCTGCACTCCGACAATAGCTTGCTCAAGCAAAGTACCCAAGTTTGAGTTGGTCGTGTTGCCCCAAGTACCGGGCTGTTCACCGGTAGCAATAAGTTCAAGTTTTAGGCTAGTGCTATAGGTACTGGGCATGGCTTATCCTTGCGAATCGTCAATTGGAATCCAATCGGGAGTTTGAGTAGTGTCAATGCTAGACCACGTAGTTGTATTGGTTGCAATTCTTGACCATGAGTTTGCTTGACTATCATCAATTCTAATCCAGCCACGAGGAAAAATACTTTCTGACAAAACAAAGGTTTCTGCGGTGTAACCTACAAAATTAACTTGTGAAACAGTTATATCGGCAAATGAAAGTATCTCTGAAATTTGAGCAAAAGCACCAAAAGAACTTGTCGTAACATCGGTAATAGACGTTGACTCAACAACCGCAGGGTAAAAATTAAATCTTGTATTTATTAAATCAGAAAGGCTAAATGTTTCTGCCAAAGTTACTGCATAGCCAATACTTGAAATATTAGTTGAATCAGCTAACGTAAACGTTTCGCCTACGCTAACCGAATAAGATGCACCCGCAAGAGAAGCAAATGGTGCTGCCGCAATTGGGGTTAAACCAAACATTATTTACCCTTAAATATTGCAAAAATAGCCCACGGTATTAGCCACAAACTACACAGCAGCACTACTGGTAAAAGTAGCACCGTTGCAAGACAGAACATTAAGCGTTGTATGTAGAACTCGACGTAAAGGTATGGATTGTGTAACCACCTGAGCTAGTTACCGTACCGCCTGTGCCACGCTGACTGCCGAGGTAGCTGATGATTACGATGCCTGAGCCGCCTGCATACCCATT